CCAAACATCAATCCAAAATCACCTTCACCTAATCCACCTTGTAATAGTCCATTTATTTCATTCCAAGGTGTAGGAATTGGTGTTCTATCTTCTTCACGATATCTTGATTCAGTATCTTTATTGTATTCGTGGCCTATATTTTTATCTTGGCCAGAACGTAAAGCGCCATCAACTAATGATCTAATTGAGTCATAGTCGCCTGCTTTCAATAAATCAACTGAATTTAATAGTGCTTTTTTAAGTTGTTGATTTTTACAAAAATTAGTAAATTCTTGTTTTACATAAGTCAAATCTGATTCATCAGATGAACGATATGCTTCTTTTAATTGTTCTTTAATAGACATTTGAAGTACATCGTTATCTAAACGCTTCATTTCTACCTTTAAAACATCCATAGTTGGATTAGTGTGGTACTTAATATAGTACTTAATCACCTCATTTATAATCCATTTATGGGCTGAATTTGAGAAGTATTCTTCTGTTAATACGTCATTAACGTTTTGCAGGAAAGGTTTATCTGTTAATAGAGCTGATATGACCTTTGTTTGGAATCCTATTCCGTAATTCTCTAAATTGCTTAATGTCATAACTTTTATTTTTTATAATTAATATAACTATCATACATGATATTTATGTATTCTTGATTGTAATCTTCTTGTGTTTTTTTTTGGTCATTAATATAAATACTTATTACAAAAAATGTATAAATCCAAAACGCCCAAAACCATTTAGGATGAAAGTGCATTTTTATATACCAATACAAAAAATAAAATGCCAAATAAATCAGATATAATCCTGATAAAAATTTTAAAATTCCCCAAATTTCTTTCATAACTTATTTTTGTTTTGCTTTATTATACCTATCAATAATGCTCCAGTTGTCTCGTAACCAAAATTCAATATTCTTTAATACATTCCCTAATCCATCTTCAGTATAAAGTTTTGTAAATATTGGTATGTTTAACTTAAACGCTGGTTCTTTTATTTGCTTTAATATAAAATCTTTTTCTTTGGAATCCAAGATAGGATTTCCTAAATCCATTACTTTTTTATTTCTCTTTAATTGTTCAAAACCCATTATAACTCTACAATAGATATCATGTTTCTCATAATTGTCTTTAGCAATATCAAAGATATCATCTAATGTACATGATTTATCTTCAAATAATTGAGGAAACATTTTAGATAACTTTTTAGGTCCTAATCCTTTCACACCAGGTATCTTATCAGATCCATCACCCATTAAGGTCTTGTATGTTAAAAAATTGTATGCTTCAATACCATATTTTTCTTTAACTGCTTTAGGTGTGTAAAATTCTTTTTCCATAGCGGCATATACAGTTATACGATCATCTACTAATTGTAAAAAATCCTTATCTGATGAGACAATGTATGCCTTGGTGGTTAGATTTTTTGTCGTTTCTGCGCTCAAAAATGCGATTATATCATCGGCCTCGACTTTATCGAGCGATATTATTTTAACTGGGAGTTGTTTTAAATACTGAATTAATCTGCTTATTTGGTCTGATTTAGATTCATTTTCATCTTCAGTATCGTTAAATATAACTTTGTTTATTTGTTGAAGATTCCTATTTGATTTATATTCGGGGATTAGGTTCTTCCTGTTTATGGTTGAACCTATCCCATCGAATATAATATAAATTGATGTTGGTTGAATCTGTTTGACTAATGAGCCTAATGATCGTAAAAATCCACCTAAACCTCCTATATGAACTCCATCCTGATTGACATAATTAAGTACGGCAAAGTTTCTTAAAAATAAGTTTAATCCGTCTATAATTAGAATTCTATCTTCGTTCTTTTGAGGAGTTGGTTCCTCATTTTCTTGAATTCCTTCAAGAAGTTTAAGTAAATCTTTATGATTCATTATTTATTCTTCCTCGATTAATGTGATAGATTCTTTACTCTCTTCCCACTCTGATGTATCCTCTATAAGATCTACTTCAACAGTACCTAATATACTAACCCATTCGTTAGCATATTTTTTCTTGTATTCATTAATCTCAGTTTCATTAATAAATCCATGAATAGTGGCTACCACTGTACTTTTAGTTTGTAAACCTGTGACGTGATTCTTATCACATGCTACTTTAGTACGAACTGCGAACTCAACTTCTTTACCGTTTTTGGTTGCTTTAATCTTACTTGTTCCACTATTAGTAACGTTACCAAATGTTAATACAATTGTAGCATCTAAAAACATTGTCTCACCATTCTTCATTTTCATCTTAGGTTGAGACATAATATTTTCAGCTGGTGCTACCCATATTTTATTTATGGCTACCAATGAATTAGTAAATTGTGAATTTTCTTTACGTGATAACGGGAAACGTTGATTTATAAAGTTACCAAACTGTTGAGACATTGCTCCTGCGTTCCACATAGGATTGTTTTTGTTTGCTTCTACACTCATTTTACAAGGTATAGAACCTATACTATCCCAAAAGAAACACAAATCATAAGGTAAATTTCCTTTACGTTGTTCATCTAATAAGTCAGCAATGAATCCTGCTACATCTTCAATAGTGTTGAGTGAACCTCTATCATTGTAAAGAAAAAATCCTTTATAGTCAACAACATTTCCTTTCTCATCTAAAACATCCTCAACTTTAAAACCCATTTGTTTAGCGTGTTCCCAAGACCATTTCATTTCTGTAATGATGAACACAGGCAATATTCCCATTTTTTGGGCATTGATTGCTAGTTCCAATAATGCTGTTGTTTTACCTGTATTACTATGTCCTCTTAATAAGGTGATATGACCTACAGGTGCACCAGGGATCGAAATAGATTCTTGTAGCGCTTTAGAGAATGGAATCCATTTTTGTTCTTTAAATTTAACCTGTGTGTTCAAGGATTTTTTCTCCTTGAACTTATCTAGGTCAAAATTAGATTTAAGCTGTGCGCTAACTGCTTCAGTTAACGATGTTGACTTTTTTGCCATAACTTATTTTGTTTTATTCTTCGTCAAACAATTCGTCGAATTTGTCTGCTTTAGATTTTTTGGTTTTTAACTCGTAGTTTTTAGATGGAGCAGTTTTAACTGGTGTCTCATCTTCATCCTCATCATCCTTCCAAGGTAAGTCATTTTCTACTTTAGTAGGTGTTTCAACTACTTCTTCCTCATCTTCATCATCACTAATATCTGTAGCATCTTCAGGATTTAACCAATTTTGAAGAATTTCTTTCATTTTGTCAAACTCCATTTTACGTTGAAGTTCTAAAATGTCTGGTTGTTCTTCTAAGAATTTCTTAATGTCTGATTTGTCTGCTGCTAATGGAGATGTTTTTGGTTTAACACGAATTGATGTTTTTAAACCTTGACGACCACCTATATCACCCATAACTGCTTCAAGTGTAAAGTCACGACCATCATTGATGTCTGTGTAATCACCATAATCCTCATCATCGGCAATACCTAAAAGTTGCATGTAAATTTCTTTACCAAATTCCCAAAGACGAACGCCTTTATCTTCTTCACCCCTAACAATTACAGGAGCAAATACTCTCATTTTTGGTTCTAATTTTTTAGCTAATTTCCAATTTTCTTTGTCGTTGGTTTGCTTAAGTTGTTTAGCAAATTCTACAATTGGATCTTTTTCGCTCCAGTTTGTTAGAGCATAAATAGGAAATTTAGAGAAGCCATAGTGTATAAAAACTTCTTTAAATGGGTTTTGTTTGTCCAACTTAGATGGAACAATTCTGATTTGATACTTGCCTTCTTGTCTTGGCTTCCAGAGGTACTTTGTGTAGTCGACCTTCTCTTTTTTCTGCCCTTGTGTTTGCAAGGTGTTTAATTTGTTTTTGATTGATTTTAAATCCATATTTATTAAGTTTAATGATTTACTATTTAAATATACTGCTTTTATTTTTGGAGGCCAAACGAAGTCTTAAAGCTCTTCTAATGCCTTTTAATTACAGTGTTGATGATAGTGTTGTCGTCTTATTTATTATAAATATTATGTAAAAATATCTCTACCAATATTAGGGTATGTAAAAATATCTCCACCAATATTAGGGTAAGCTTTTCTTATTAATGATGAATCATTATTAAATCTTTTAGCTAAAGGAGTATTGTTTAAACTTACATTTTTTAATTTTAAATTTTTAGGAAGATCTTCTATGCCTGTATCTCTCAGCCATAAATTTCCTCCTATTTTTATGTTATTTGGGAGATGTTTAAGATTTGGGTTATCTGCTAGTGAAAGAAGATTTTCAATGTTAAGACCATCAGGGAGTGATTTAATATTTTTATTTACTAAAATTAAACTGCCAACATTTAATTCATCTTTAGACAAAGGAATGTTTTTAATTATTTTCTTTTCTATTTGTTTATCTCTATTGTTAGATTTTAATGCTGTAAAATCAATTAATCTTTCTTCATCTTCCTCAGCATCATCGTATAAATTTGGAGCTAATGAATACATTCCGGATTTAGGATGATATTTTTCAAATATTTTATTTATAAAAACTTTAAATGATTTAGGTGCAGTTCCATAAACCACATATTCAGGATAATATATTATGTCTTTTTTATTTTTTACATTTATAAAAGGTTTAATAAATATTCTTGCTTGAGGATTGCTTATGTTTAAATCATTTACATCTATTAAATATGCTATTATAGTACCTTGTTTGATATCACAATTGATGTATTGTGCATTGGTACCTGTGTATAAGTTCATACATGAATTCCATCCTCTGTCTGTAGACGCACCTCCTATGTCATATGGACTTTTAGATATTACAACTAATTGATTTTTATCTTTAGAAGCTTCTCTATTAACATCATTGTTAAATTTTTGTAATAGTTCTGGATTGAATTTTTGTAGTATTTTTCCTATTTTAACTTCTCTATTGTATTTATCTGTTGCTGTTCCTTTAATATAATCTTTTACTTTAAAATTATTGTCTTGTAGTACTTTGATTATTTCAGGATTTGACTTAGACACATTAATTTCTTCGTCTTTTTCATCTTTTTCTCTAGTAAATTTAAAGTACAATCTGTCTCCAGTTTTATTAGATTTTATATATTCAGGTGTATTTATTAATTCATTAAAAATTTTATCTTGATATTGAATTACTTTATCTGATTTTTGTATGGAATATAATTCTTTAGCTTTAGAAATAGGTAAAGCCTCATTTATTATTTCATTTAATAAACTAGTTAGTTTAATCATAAATCTACAATCTTAAATATTTTTGTATTTACTTGTTTAGCTTCTGTTAATTTATTATTTTTTGATTTTATTTTGACTTGCTTTATATTAGAAGGATTACTAATATAAACTTCATTTTTTGGTATCAAATAATATATATCATATATAGAATTTGGTGGAGGTATAATTTTTTTAAACTTTTTTTTCCAACTAGAATCATTATACATAGGAATTGGAATAATTTTTGTATTTATTTTTTCACCTTTTGAATTCACCCATTTTCTATATGGTTTACTACTAGATAAATCTCTAATAAGATAATAATCTGGGTACTCAGGAGATATTCCTACTAAAAAACCTTTTTGTTTTGTATCATCTTTAAAAAGTTCATAAGATTCAGGATTAGCATATATATTGATAGTAGTTGTTTTCATATTAGGATAATACAATTCTTCTTCTTTATATATTTTCTTTTCAGGAATGTTATTTATATTAATGTCCTCAGGATTACCAGTTTTAGGCTGGTTATAAGGAATATTAGACATAGGTGTACCTTGATATATCTTATATGGAATATTTGCTTTTTCTAAAAGTTCAAGTATTTTAGGATCTACTGTTTCCTTTTTATTTAAGAATAAATCTATACGTTTTAAATAAGGAATAAATAAAAAATTTTTTCCATTAGTATCTATTTGTTCTTCACCTAAATCTTCAATATTATCTAGATTAAGATCTCCTCCATATGCAAAAGGACGAATTTTATATTTAGTACTAATTTTATCTCCATCTAACATAAGTCTGGCTACAGGAGAGTTTTTAAATTTTTTAAGCACATTAATATCCATATTTCCTCTTATAGAAGTAGATACTTGCCCTTCTTCATTAGGAAATATAAATCGAGTAGATAAAATATTTTTTAAATTCGATAATGGAGTAAAATGATATAAATTTCCTACTTGTTTAGCTTCATTAATTTCTTTTAATAAATCAATTAGTTTAATCATAAATCTACAATCTTAAATATTTTTGTATTAAGTTGTTTTACTTCTCCGTGTTGGGTTAGGAGAATACAATTGCGATAGTGTTGCCAATCAATTCTATATGTTGGATCAACTGCGCCACCATTTAATTTCTTAATTAGATCATTTAGCGCATTAATTGTATATAATGTGTTTGATTCTTTTTTGCGATGTACTAGTATAGTATTCTGAGGAATCGAATTGATATTTGCTTGTTCTACATTGTATGTAATCACATACTCGTTTGTGCTCTTAACAAACAGTATAAACATTTTTTTATACATTATATCATACGCAGATGATAAATTAGATACTAAGACATCTATATCGTCTTGTTGTGTAAAAGTAGCAAATAGTCTATTATTCATATATTCTCCATCAGTTGTAAAATCGTACTGATTATAAATATCTATTGCTGGTTCAAACGCGATTCTTTCCATAATTTATAACATTTTGTCGTAATTTAAGCCTTTTGTTGTTTTGGTTCTTAAATTATATTTTTTAAATACTTCTTTTATTTGTTCTATAATATCATCTTCATCACAATAGTCTAATAGAATAGAGTCATAAGTATATAATACTATTTTTGTTTTTTTACTTTTTAATAATTTTATAATATCCCACACA